AGATTGTTAAATCAAGCTACTATTCAAGGCGATAAGTTTCCTTTTGATTGGGAATATATAAATTTACCGGCTGTTGCTACAGATGATCCTGAAAAATCAGATCCATTAGGAAGAAAACCCGGAGAAGCTTTATGGCCAGAAAGATTTCCTAAAGAATTATTGGAAGATATAAAAGCTTTAGTTGGTCCTTATTGGTGGAATTCTCTTTATTTAGGAGATCCAGTTAAAAGAGGAGGTAATTTATTCAAATCTCAAAATTTTAGATATTATACTAGAGATAGAATAACTAATAATTATCTATGTTGGCGAATGAATGAAGAAGAGCCAATAAGAATAATAAAAAGTGATTTAAAAATAGCAACTATTGTTGATCCAGCAATAGAAATGAAACAAAAAAATGATCCCTGCGGTATGCACGCATGGGGTTATTCAAGAAGACATAAGGTTTGGTTGCTTTTAGATAGATTTAATGATAAAATAGAACATCAAAGAATTAATCAAGTAATAAAAAATTTTGCTTTTAAAAATAATTCGAGTTATATTTTAGTAGAAAATGAAAAACTTGGTAAAGTAATAGTAAAACAATCTGAAGGAAAAGATAAAATAGGAAATAAGAAAATTCCTTTTAAAGAAGTACCAACTAAAGGTCAAGATAAATATAGTAGAGCTACTCCGATGGCATCGTATTGTGAGAATGAACGAGTATTTTTTCCTAAAGATGCACCGTGGTTAGCAGAATGTGAAAAAAATTTAAAAGATTTTCCTACTGGTGGACAGGACGAAGATGCTGATTTAATGGCATATGCGGCAACATTAGAAGATCAAATATCTATAGCTGAAATTCTAGCAAGTATGTAAGGAAAGAAAAAATGAATCATACTCCACAAAAAAGATTTTACGACCATAGAAGGAAAGTTAATAGATACTCATCTAATTTTAATAATCCTAATACATCTAAAATATTTAATAGAAATAGAAAAACACTTGATTCATATGTAAACGCTATGAGTGGGTTTGGTGGACAACATGATCCCATGAAAAGACTTACATATAATATTTCCACTATTCTCGATAGATCAACAATGGAATTATTATATCGTCAAGATTGGCTATCAAGAAAAATAATAGAAACTATACCAGATGATTGTACTCGTAAATGGATAGATATTCATATTCCAGATGAAAAAAATGTACGTGATATTCAAGAAAAACTTAAAAAATTAAATGCTATAGTTAAAATAAAAGAAGCAATGATAAACGCCCGTCTTTACGGCGGGTCAGTAATTCTTTTAGGTATTGCCAATGGTCAAGCACCAATTGAATCATTAGATTATGACAATATAGATGATATTCTATATTTAAATGTATTAGATATGACTAGTTTAACCGTAGCTAGTTATTATAAAGATCCATTCAAACCAAATTATGGTGAACCGGAATTTTACAAATTAAATACAAAATTGAGATCAGATAATGATAATTTAATTGATCATCGTATACATGAAACTAGATTATTAAGATTTGATGGTGCATATTTACCTGAATTTACAAGACATATAAATAAAGGATGGAATGATTCCGTTTTAAATTCAATGCAACAAGCTTTAAAACAATATGGAACTAGTATTCAGGCTGGGGCTTTATTATTTCAAGATTTTATTAGTAAAGTATTAAAAATGCCCAATTTGTCAGAATTATTACAAAGTGACGACGGTAGAAGAGCACTTGAATTAAGATTACAATATGCTATAGCTAATTTTTCTTCTTTGGGAATAATATTATTAGGCGAAAATGAAGAATTTAGTAAAATTCAAACTCCTATAAGTGGACTTGCTGAATTAATTGATAAATATATTCAAATCGTATCTGCTTCTTCTAGTATACCAAGAGCAAGATTATTTGGTCAGTCATTAGGTACTTTAGCTGGAGCAACGGAAACAACCAGAGCATATTATGATTATTTATGTGGTTACCAAATAGATCATTTACAACCGCAATTAATGAAATTAATAAAAATTTTATTAAATTCAAAAAATGGTTTAACAAAAGGAATAGAACCAGAAGAATGGAATTTTAAATTTAATTCATTATGGGATGCCACTGATAAAGAATTAACTACTGCTCGTAAAATGCAAGGTCAAACTGATGAATTGTATATAAAAAATAAAACTTTAACTTCGGAAGAAGTAGGAAGATCAAGATTTAGACCGGATGGTTATAGTTTTGATACAATAGTTGATTTTGATAAAAGAAAAGGAGAATTTTATCAAGAATCTATATCACAATTTGAATTTAATAAAGATCCCAAAAAAGAAGAAAAAGAAAATAAAAACAATATTAATCCACCGAATAATACAAATCAATAAATACGACAAAAACACATCTAATTTTATTTCTTAATTTAGTATCTATAAATTTGCATATTTTTCTTGTAGCATATATAATAAAAAATGAAATATTTTTTGATTTTTTTTTATTATAATGTTATATTGATATTGTTATTTAAAAATGACAATAAGGAGTTTTAATATGCCACTTCTTGATCCCAATAAAAACGAAGAAGAAAAATCTTTTATAAACAGATGTATTAATATGGAATCTGTTAAAAAAGAATTTCCAAATCAAAAACAAAGAGTAGGAGTTTGTTTTTCTCAATGGAAAAAAAATAAAAAAAAAGACTCTGTTGACAAAGTAGAGAGATCGTTCGTATTTCATCTTGATTATTCTAAAAAATCAGATTTTAAAATAGATAAAGTTACTGGATTTTTACATGCAAAAGCTAGATTAACTAGAACTGGTGTATTCGATTATTACGATGATGACGGAAATCTGTGGAGAGAACATAGATCAGATGAAGAAGTTTTTGATGATGAATCAATAAAATCATTAGAATTGAAACCAATTACTAACGAGCATCCTGATCAGTTTGTGACAGTTAATAACATAAAATCTCTTCAAATAGGAATTGTTGGAGAGAAAATAATAAAAGATGGCATATATTTATTAGGCAATATAGTGATTACCGATAAAGATATGGTAATTACTATAGTTAATAGAAAAAAAGCTGATTTAAATACAGAGTTATCTTGCGGATATAGTTGTAAGGTTATTCCTGATACAGGAATACATAATAAAGATGGATATTACACTCTTAAACAGCAAGAAATAAGATATAATCATGTTGGAGTAGTAAATGAAACAAGAGCTGGACATAATGTAAAAATACTTGATGTAAAACAAAATGGCAACAATAATAACAAAGGAAAGGAGATTGTAATGCCAGATAAAATTCAATTTTCAAGAAAAGCTATTGATTTAGGTACATTTAAAATGGATAGTATAACTGAAATTGTTGATGAAGATAGCTTGAAACTTATAAATATTATAAGTAACAAACTTGACGAAGCTATTGCAGTAATTGAAACAATCCAAAATAAAAAACTTGCTTTACAAGGTAAATTTGATCAAGCAAATGAGACAATTAATACTCTTAAAAAGGATGTAGAAAATCTTTCTAATATAAATTCTCCAAGAGTAGTTAAAATGATTAAAACTAGAATGGATGTAGAGAAGATTGCTGCTGCCCTTGATGTAGATTGCAACGGAAAGGATTTTAAAACTATTAAATGTGATTGTATCAAAAAAGTATCAGAAAAAGCTGATCTTAAAGACAAACCAGATGCATATATTGATGCAAGATATGATAGTATAGTTGAAATTGTTACAGAAAAGAATAAAAACAATGGTAATGATAAATTCTTTCAATTTATGAAAAATGCCAATGACGGAAAAAATAAAGATACTAGTAATCCAAGAGAAAATTTTATTAATAAAGATAAAAAAGAAAATAGAAAGTAATATTATATGTAATTAATAATATTAAATTTAGATTAGGAGATTTTAAATGCAAAATACAGTAAATGATAGAATGGCAGTTGGTCTTCCTGGAGGATTGTATGGAATTGGTCCTCACAATATAATTTCTAGAAATAATTATTCAAAAAAATTAGATAAAGTTACCATTGATGCAGATGATACAACGACTGTGGTAACTGTTAATAGTACGGCTTATACTTTTACAGAATCTGGTGCATCTGAACTTAAAGCCACTATTGCTGAATATTTAACCGGATTAATAAATGCTGGTGCACTTCCTGTGACAGCATATTATACTGCTACAAATGATTATTTTACAATTGAATCAGATGTTTCAGGAACCACTACAACTGTAGTAGGAACTACGAGCTGTACTGTTGTTGCTCAAATAGGTAATGCTGCGGCCATTAATTTCGGTCTTTTTGTATGCCAAGATCAAGAAGATGATGAAAAAGCAAGAGTTCCTATTGTTACTACTGATGTTTCAAATGTTTTACTAGCACGGGGTATCGTTGTACACAATCAAGCAGTAGAACAGTTTTATCAATCTGCTGGCGGAGCTGGATATGCTCTTAATGCTGAAATGCCAATTATAAATAGAGGTATGGTGTGGGTTGTACCAGAAACAACTATGGCTATAACAGACGAGGTATTCGCAAGATTTACTGTATCTGGTGTTACAGTATTGGGCGGAATTAGAAATGATGCTGATAGTGGCAAGGCTGTTGCGATACCTTATACAAGGGTTGTTCGTAGTTCTGTGGCAGCAGCATTATGTTTAATAGACATTAATTTACCATAAACAATTACAATAAATTTTAATTTCTTAATTGGAGGAAAATAATATGATAAGAATGGATGGTATTCAACATCGTTTTGATGCAAATGAAACTCTTTTTCTTGCAAGAGAATTAGAAAGTATTGAAGCTGTTTTATATGAATGGGAAGAAAAAGAGTTAAAATACCGATCTCTAATCCCAGTTAGTAACGAAGATAATCCTGGTGCAGAAACTATTACATATCGAATGATTACTATGATTGGTATGGCAAAAATTATAGCAAATTATTCCGATGATCTTCCTCGATCGGATGCGATTACAAAAGAATATAGTCAAAATGTAAAAACAATAGGTGTTGCTTTTGGTTATAATACACAGGAACTTAGAGCAGCAGCAATGGCAAATAAGCCATTAGATAGAATAAAAGCTGATTCTGCCAGAAGGGCAGTTAGGGAATTTGAAAATGAAATTGCATGGACAGGTGAAGATTCTCATGGAATAGTTGGTTTCCTTAATAATGCAAATGTTCCAGTATTAGCTGCTTCAGCCGGTGCTGGTGGTACTACATGGGTATTAAAAACTCCTGATGAGATTATTGCTGATGTTTCACTAATGATCAGTACAGAGAGAGATCAATCTAAGGGTATTCATTCTGGAGATACTTTAGTTCTTCCTATTACTCAGCATACAATTATTACTACTACTCCACGATCTGTTAATTCAGATACTACAATAGCAAATTTTATACTGAATAATAAAGCATTTGGAATTAAACAAATCGAATGGTTGAGTGAACTTAAAAATGCTTTTGTAGGTGGAACTAAAGATGGAGCCATTCTTTATGAAAAGAATCAGAGAATAATTGCTAATAGAATTCCATTAGAAATGATAACTCATCCTATTCAAGAAAAAGGTCTTGAATATATTATTCCGGTTGAAGCTCGAAATGGTGGAGTAGTTATTCGATATCCTTTAGCTTGCTTATTTTTCACTGGTATTTAATTTAATAATTTGATAATCTTCTAGCGGAATAAAAACTTCGCTAGAAGATAGATGGGATAAGAATAAAAATGATAGTATTTTATGAAAGACCTAATGCATTATATTTACCATATAAAGTTACAAAAAAAGTTGAATTACGTGATGTTCAAAATCAACTTATTTATGATAAAGATGGAAAAGTTAAATTAATAGAAAAAAGTTTTGCGGAATATTTTACATTTAGTCCTGGTAAAAATATAATATCTAAGGAATTATGGTTAAAAATTGTAGAATATAATAAAGAAAATATGGAATATTATTCTACGATTCTTAAGATTTTTAGATCAAAAATAGATGAAGAAACTAATAAAGAAATCGGAGAAGATGAAAATAAAATAAATTTAAGAACTTTAAATACAATAGAAATGAAAGACCTTATTCGTAATAGTATGGATATAAAAGATATTCAAAAATATTTAAAATTTGAAAAAGAAAGAGATAAAATTCGTCCATCAATAATTAAAGAAATAAAAATTAGAAAAATAAAGATCAATAAAGCTGATGAAGCTTTAATAAAAGATTAGGGAGAATAATAAATAATGGGACTCACTACCAAAGAGTCAGTTTTATTAATTGCTCCTAAATTAATATCTGCAAGTGATGAACTTTGGAATTTATTTCTTGCAGATGTTAATATAAGCATAAGTTCATCTATCTTTGGAGTTAAAACCGAAATGGCGGCTCGTAATTGGGTCGCTCATCATATGACATTAATAGTTGACAAAAGCTTAGCTAATGTTAGTGGTCCAATTACTAAAGATAAAGTGGGTGATGTAATGAGAGAATATGCACGAATACAGAGAGTTGACAAAAGTGAATCTGATTATTCAAGAACTGGTTTTGGAAGAACATTTTTAGCTATAAGAAATTCAATTTTACCAAATTTCAAGGTGGTAATTCCTGGTGTTTAATGTAGAAATAATAGATCAAAAAATTCAATGGGTTAATCTTGTAAAAAAGATTAAAGATATGACTGATGAAAAAGGAAGTGTTGTTGAAGCGGGTTTATTTGAAGATATTGGTCTTATTTCAATTGCAAAAGAAAATGAACTTGGAGATCCTCCTAGACGAGCAAGACCATATCCTATACCAGAAAGATCTTTTATGAGATTTACTTTTGACAGGGATCTTGATAAAAATACTGCTCTTTTACTTAAAGGAGTAGAAGAAATAATTTTAGGTGCTAAAACCAAATTTAAAATATTAAATGAAATAGGTGAAATAGTAACAAATTCAATAAAAGAATTTATATTAAGTGGATATTATAAATTTAGCAAACCTAATCATCCAATTACAATTAGGAGAAAGGGCCATAATTATCCATTAATAGAAACAGGTAAAATAGTTAGTACACTTACTTATAAAGTAGGTAGAGGAAATCCAAAAAAGACAAAAAAGTTAAATAGTTAAACTTTAATAATGTTATTAAATAATGAAAATATTATAATAATAAATAAAGCAGCGGGATCTTGGACAAAAGGTCATCATACTGATGGAGCAATAACTTACACTCGTGCCACGGCAAGTGTTCAGCCGATTAATGATGATGAATTACAATCATTAAAGGAAGGGGAAAGAGTAAAAGGAACTTTAAAATTTTATTCTGAGACTGAAATTTTAAAAAATTATTTTGTTAGACGAGCAGATATTATTAAAGCTAATGAAAATATAGCAAAAATAGTTACATGTACAATTGATAATATAGTAGATTCAACAAATTATACATGTACTATAAATGAAACTGTTTTTTTATATAATTCAGGTATTGGAGCAACAGCACTTTCTATAGTCATAGGAATAGTAGTAGAAATATTAGGTGGATCTGAACTTATTACAGTTGTAGATAATCTTGATGGAACTTATACTATAACTTCAAGTATAGAAGGTACTGATTTTACAATAGTAGTTGATGATAATCAATCTATTAATATAAATATAGCAAATACGAAAAAAGAATATAAAATTATGCAATCTAAAAATTATACTACTCATAGTATTAAATATTATAAAGTATATGGTTATTTAGTGGAGAGGGAAAGTGGCTTATAGATTAGATCAAACAAAAGAAGATGCAATATATGATTGGGCTTTTGCATCATTAGGATCTAATATATCAGTAATTTGGGATAAACCAAATACGAAAAGGCCAGCATTGCCATATGTTACATTAAATATAATAGGTGGTCCAATACCATTAGGTGATAGACCGGCAAATAAATATAAAGAATTGGATACATGGACATATCAATTTAAAAAAAGAATAACTTTAAGTATTAATTTATTTGGTTATTCTGATCATTTAAATAAAATGGAAATATTATTAAATTCTTTATATTTAGATTCTAAAAGAGAAATATTAAATTCAACAGGATTAGCTTGCTGGGGTTATGATGGTCCACGAGATATAAGTAGTTTTATTGATACAGAATGGGAATTTAGATCTTATTCTGATATATTTTTGTCTTATGGCGAGGATGTAGATGATATTTCAAGAGAAATTCAAAAAATTAATATTAATGGACAAACAATAGAAATACCATAATGTGATAATTTAAAAAGGAGTTATAAAATTATGAATAAAATAAATAATTACGTAGATGTTCAAATAAGCAGGGAGACAGCAAGGATTACTCGAACTGGATTTGGTGTTAGCATGATTCTTGCTTCTCATTTTCATTTTCCAGATAGAATAAGAACGTATAGTGATCCTGCTGATATGCTATCTGATGGATTTATTACAACTGATCCGCATTATATTGCTGCACTAAAATTAATGGGACAAACATTAAGTTCTCCATCATTTAAAATAGGGAGAAAATTTGAAGATATTAACTCAAAAGCAACACTAGCTTTTACTGGTACTCCAAGTGCCGGAACGTGGACTTTGTTTGTTGGTGTTGGTAGTGCAACTCCTGTAGAGACAGGTAATATAACATATGCTGCCGATGACGATTCAGCGGTAATAAAAGCAGCAGTTGAAGGTCTTGCTGGCGTAACCGAAGTAACGGTTACGGGAACGTATAGTGCTGGATATGTAATTGAATTCACAGGAGTTGATGCTGCCACCGATTTTAGAGTAACAGCAATTGATGTATCTAGTTTAACTGGTGTTACCGCTGCTACGGTGACAATGACTCAGCATGGTAGCGGTATTGAAACATGGGACACTGGTTTAAATGCTATTATAGCAGAAGATGATGATTGGTATTTTCTCGAAGCTTCCACCGTTACCGAAGCAGAAATAAAATTACTTGCTGCAATTATTGAGACAAAAATTAAAATGTATTTTATTTCAAGTAATGAAGCTGATGTTAAAAATGGAGTTGCCGAGAATGTATTAAAAGATTTGAAGGCTTTAGCATATGACAGAACCGCATATCAGTGGAGTGGCGATTATGCTAATTATCCTGAGTGTGCTTGGGTAGGTGGTCAAGCACCTAAAAATCCTGGAAGTTTAACGTGGAAATTTAAACCATTAACTGGAATTACTCCAGATGTTTTAACAACGGTTGAATTTAATAATATTACAGATGATAATGGAAATACATATGAAACTACAGGTGGTGTGGGAATGATTTCATCTGAAGCAGTTGTAGTTGGTGGTGAATATATTGATATTATTCGTGGAACAGATTGGTTACAAACAAGAATGGCTGAAGATTTATTTTCATTATTGATTAATTCAGATAAAATTCCATTCACAGAAAGAGGTGCAGGTGCAATAGAAGGAAAAATAAAATATTGGTTAAATAGAGCAGAATCAGCAGCGGTAGGATTATTAGTTCCTGGTGAATCTGTAATAAATATGCCTAAAATTGCAGATGTTTCCGAAGCTGATAAGTTAGCAAGATTCTTAAAAAATATTACTTTTAGCGGTAAATACCAAGGAGCTGTTCATAAAATAGAAATAAGAGGAAAATTATCTGTGTAATTATGATAAAGAATAGAAAGGAAATAAAATTATGCGAACATATAATCCTGAAGATGTCTCAATTCTTGTTGGAATTTCTTTATTAACAGGATGGAACAATGTCAGAATAGGTAGAGCAGAAGATGGTGCTATGTTTAGTGCTGGTACTAATGGTGAAATAACTAGAACTATAAATTTAAATAAACTTGGGAGTTTTGTTTTAACAATGCAGCAATCATCTATTGATAATGAAACATTAAGTTATTTGGAAATTTCCAAAGCCGCTATTCCGGTTTCCGTCATAGATAAAAGTGGTACTACTGTTGCAATTATAGATCTCGGAACAGTTATTAAAATTCCTGATTCCGATCTTGGAAAAGAAGCCGGAACAAGAGAATGGACCATAACTGGAGAGATGACTGCTGCTTTTATAGGTAGTAATAATCTAAATACATAAAAAGGAGTTTAATGATGGGAAAAAATAATTATCAAGAAAAAAAAATAGATGGGGAATTTTATATTTTTACTATGTTAAAACCGAGAATAAGTCTTTCTCTTCTTTCAAGAATAATAAAAATAATTGGACCTCCTCTTGGAAAAGCTTTTTCAAGTAAAATAAAAGTTAAAGAAATACTAGATGCTGAAATAAATATTGGTGAATCTATAATTGAACTAGCTGACAGATTTAATGACACGGAAATACAAGATATAATAGATATTTTATTTACACAAATTACGCATAAGGGCGAAGGTGCCTTA